AGAGGCAAGACCCGCACAATACTATGTTGAAAGAACAAATGTTCCTAAAGTTTTTTTGTACCCTACTCCTGACAAAGCATATATTTTTAAATACTACAGAATAAGACGTATACAAGATCCTGGTAACTATACAAACACATTAGACGTAAACTTTAGGTTTCTTCCATGTTTATCGGCAGGATTAGCTTATTATTTATCTTTAAAATTTGCACCCGATAGAACAGCCGTTCTAAAAACTCTTTATGAAGAAGAGTTTGCTCGAGCTGCTGCTGAGGACAGAGATACGGCTAGTGTAAGTTTTGTTCCACAGGTAGGAGCATAAAATGTCTGGGTATGCTTCAGGAAAGTATGCATACGGACTATGTGACGTTTGTGGGCAGAGATTTTTTTATCAAGATCTTAAAAAAAATTGGAAAGGGTTTAAAGTTTGTCCTGAGGATTACGAGCCAAAGGAACCTCAATTAGAACCTTTAAGGTTTAATTCAGATGCAATTGCCTTACATGAGCCTAGACCTGATAGAGAAGAACCTTTGGAAGTTTTTATTGGAGGAACTGGAGACACAACTTTTGAATCTGACGGTATGCAACCTAAATCTGATGCAAAAACTATAGAGCTTTCTGGATCAGTAGGAACAGTTACGGTGACAATAACATGAATTATAGTGAACTTTTAACTAATTTAAGAAATTACACTGAGGTGGATAGTAACGTGTTTACGGACGCGGTAATTGACACTTTTATAACCTTTGCGGAAAACAGAATATTAAGAGAAATAGATTTAGATGTTTTTAAAGAAGAAGTATCAGCAAATATGACATCTGGAAATCGCTTTTTATCTATGCCAACAGATATTTTAACTCATCGTTATATTATGTTTACGGATGGTAATGGCGATCAAGTTTTTTTAGAATTTAGAGATCAATCTTTTATGAAAGAGTATTGGCCTAATTTTTCAAATACATCAACTCCTAAATATTACGCTGTTTTTGATGAAGATACGTTTTACATTGCTCCTACACCAGATCAAAGCTATGTCACTCAATTAGGTTATATAAGAAGACCTCTTCAGTTGTCATCAACAAACACCACTACATGGATAAGCACAAATGCTCCTGAGGCACTCTTTTATGCAGTTTTGATTCAAGCACATAGTTATACAAAAGGACCTTTAGAGATGCTTCAATATTTTGAACAAAGTTATAGTCAAGCGATTCAAGGATTAGGAGTTGAGCAACAAGGAAGAGGTAGAAGAGATGAGTATAGAGATGGAGCTTTAAGGATTCCTATAAAATCTGTTTCTCCTGGTCCTTAATTATTATAAAATTTAGTTTTAAGGGGAACATTTTATGTTTGAAGTAAAAACAGGAAATATTTTAAGTCCTATGGTAAAGACTAGCGTAGACGGAGGTTTGTCTATGGAAGACTTATCTGAAGCCTGTGTTTCAAAAATTATATCTGTTTCAGAAACAGCTTCTCCTGAAATAAAAGAACAAGTTTATTTTTTTCAAGATAGATTACAAAATTTAATTTATCAATTTTTAAAAAATGCAGCGAAATCTGAAAGAGATACTTGCATACAATTGTGTATAAGAGGAGGTGAAGAAAACGCTGCAAATTTATTAAGGAGATTATAATGGCAATTACTCAGGCAATGTGTACGAGTTTTAAGCAAGAACTTTTAACTGGCACACACAATTTTACAAATGGTCAAGATACTTTTAAATTAGCTCTGTTTACAAGTTCTGCTAATTTAGATGCTACTACTACTGCCTTTTCAACTTCAAACGAGGCTTCTGGAACAGGATATTCTTCAGGTGGCAATAGTTTAACAAATCAAACACCAACTACTGGTGGCACGACTGCATTTGCTGATTTTTCTGACACTGATTTTACTAGTTCTAGTATCACAGCAAGAGGAGCTCTTATCTACAATTCATCTAAAAGTAACAAAGCAGTGTGTGTTTTAGATTTTGGATCAGATAAAACATCTTCAAACGGAACTTTTAGTATTATATTTCCCGGTGCTGCGGCTAGTACAGCGATTATTAGAATTGCTTAATGGGAGAGTAAAATGGCTTTAATACAAGCAGATAGAGTAAAAGAAACTTCCTCTACAACAGGAACTGGAAATTTTACTTTAGCGGGAGCAACTACAGGATTTCGTAGATTTAATGATGGTGTCGGTAGTGCAAATACTTGTTACTACGTTATAACTGACAACACAGATTATGAGATAGGTTTAGGAACTCTTAGTAATTCTGCCACTTTAGCTAGAACTACGGTTATAACATCCTCTAATTCTAACAGTGCAGTAGATTGGGGGGCAGGTACAAAAGATGTTTTTACCACATATCCTGGCACAAAATCAGTAATACAAGATGCTAACGGAGAGGTTTCATTAGGAAGTGCTTTAGGTGTTTTTGGCGCAGTTTCAGTGGGTGGGACACTTGCTGTAACAGGGGATACAGACGTTGCTAATCTTTCAGCTAGTGGCACATTTGATGTAGCGGGAGAAACTAATTTAGTTACTGCTACTATTACAGGAACCGTAAATGTAACAGGAGATACTACGTTAGATAATGTAACTGCTAGTGGCACTTTAAATGTAGCAGGGGAAACTAATTTAGCTACTGCTACCATTACGGGTAATGTATCTGCTGATGGTACACTAAATATATCTGGTAACGGTTCTGTAGGTGGCACATTTAATGTAGAAGGTGATCTTAAAAATACATCAGGTAACTTAACAGTAGATCCTGCTACACAGATATTTGAAATAAAGGGTTCTGGCTCTACTGAGGGACAGATACAACTTAATTGTGCTGTTAATACACACGGTCAAATAATTACTGCAGCAGATCACGGTGTTTCAGCTACTAATACTTTAACATTACCTGGAGGAGACACTATAGGTAATGCAAATGCTACTTTAGTTTCTGATACAGGCACACAAACAATCTCAAATAAAACTTTTGATGATGTAACTTTAGGAACAGGTACAGCAGATATATCAACAATGGTTAGTCAGGTTGCTTTTCAAAATAATTTAAGAGAACGAACTAGTATAAATACTACAAGTGCCACTGGAACAATTAACTTTGACATATTAAGTCACAATGTTGAACTTAGAACAAACGATGCGGCGGCTAACTTTGAACTTAATTTTAGAGGAAATGCCAGCACCGCTTTTTCTGCAACTGTAGCAGTAGGTCAAACAACATCATTTGCTTTTGAATCTAGTATGGGTAGCACGGCTTATTATTTAACAGCTATAAAAATAGATGGAGCCACGGCTTCACCTGTTCACTGGCAAGGAGGAACCACTGCACCATCGGAGGGTAATGCCGCTGGCATAGATAGTTATTTGATTAACATAACTAGAGGAGCAGATGGAGGTAGTGGTACAGCACAATACACTTGTCTAGCTTCTCAAACTCAGTTTGGAAAGGTCACTTACTAATGCCACTTAAAGGGTTAAAAGGAGGGTCAGGTGTAAAACCACTGGGTTATGGTTTAGGTGCTGCAGAAGAAGCAACAGATCCTAATTTTAATCAAACTGTATTACTTCTTCATGCAGATGGCTCTGAAGGAGCAGGAGATACTCCAAACTTAGGTGACCCAAACTACAAAGCATTTAGAGATAACTCTGCATCACCTCTTGCTATTACTGTAAATGGCAATGCTTATGGTAATGACTTTAGCCCATATTATTATGCTGATGGTTATTGGTCTGAGTTTTATAATACTGCTTCTGACTCAGCAGGTAATTGCAATCATAAAATATTACCTGCATCTTTTCTTAATGATTTAACTACTGGAAATAAATCATCATCTACTAAAACAATTGAAGCATGGGTATATCCTACAAGTATTAGAACAAATGCAAATCAATATTATGCAATGGCTTGGTTTTGTAAAGGTAACGTGTATTTTAATTGTGGTCTTTCATCTGCCTCAGATACTACTACAGGAAAATTTGTAGCATATCATTTTGATGGATCACAAAGAGCTTTAGCAAGTTCAAGTGATTTTACAATGAATCAATGGTATCATGTTGCTGTAGTCATTGCTTCAGAAACTATAAAGTTATATGTTGATGGAGTATTAGAAGCAAGTGGCACTTGGTATGGAATTGGAAGTACTGGAATTGGAGAAGTTAGTGTTATTGGTGGAACAGCTAGTAACAATGATTGGAATGGGTATATATCAAATTTAAGGATATCTTCTACAGCTAGATACACTTCTGCTTTTACACCTAGCACTTCACCATTTACAAGTGACAGTGATACTTTATTGCTTACAAATCAATCAAATAGATTTATTGATAACTCTAGTTCAGCAAATGCATTTACATTTCAAAATAATCCACAAATATCTACCAACACACCATTTACACAAAGTAAAACTGCAAATGTAGGTTCTGGATTTTTTGATGGTACTGATGATTATTTAAATGCAACTTTATCTTCTGCAATTGGAACAGGAGATATGACAGTTGAGTTTTGGTATTATCCTACAGTTTTTACAAATTATCTTGCACCTTTTGCTGTAAACGCAAGTGGTTCTCGTGGTGAGGGTTTTAATGTAGGCTCTGATGAAAATGGCAAATTAAAATTTGTTGACACCGATGGCACAAATTATGAGTCTGGAAACAATCAATTACAACTACATTCGTGGAATCATATTGCTATAGTTAGAGATGGTAGCACAGTTCGTATATTTCACAATGGAACGCAAATAGGAACTGTATCTAATAGTGAAAATTGGACAGGGACAATAATTGCTGTTGGTGCTAGAGCAGATGATTTTAGTGAAGAAATTACGGGATACATCGCAGATTGTAATTTAGTAGTTGGCACAGCAAAATATGATGCTTCTGGGTATACCGTCCCGACATCTACAACATCTGCTGATGCAAATACTAAGTTTCTTACATGCCAATACTCAGGAGCAGTTCGTAATGTAGGGTTTGTAGATGACTCTAAATATAATCATCGTATCACTCGTAATGGTGATGTAAGCTTAGGCACATTCAGCCCATTTAGTTTAGAAGATGGGTATTGGTCTGTTTATTTTGATGGAAGTGATGATGAATTAAATTTAACAAATACAGCTACAATTGGGACTGGCAATTTTACAATGGAAATGTGGGTATTCCCCCATAATAGAAGCAATTCATGTTTGATTGATTCTAGGTCAGCTAATGGAGCTACTGATGGAATTATATTTAAACTAAATAGCAATAAATTTCAAATATCAGGAATTGATGGCACAACAGATATTCCTTTAAACGAATGGACTCATTTAGCTGTAGTTCGTGAGGGTACAGGAGCAAATCAAACTAAAATGTATATTAATGGTGCATTAGAAAAAACAATTACATTTGCTTTAGACTTAACCAGTACATTTTTTGGAGTAGGTGTATTTAATGATGGCGGTAATTCAGGAGATTATAAAGGTTATATTTCAAACTTAAGAGTTGTAAATGAC